AACCATCGGACCCATTGAGGTGAAAGGACGGGGCAGATACCATCCTTGTAGAGTTAGCGCCGCAACCGCACCTACTGGTTGTAACGGTAGACTCTACAAATTCTTCTGTGATGTGACCATTGTCACACCTAAAATCATATACTTTATACATAGATTTCTTCTTGTTCTTCAGCTTCAGCTTGCTCCCTAGTAGCTTTTATAGTTGCTTCTAGGTTTAGTATTGTTGCAAAAGCAGCTAGCTGACCTTTACGAAAGAAGAGTTCTTCTACATCTTTAACAGTCTGTACATCAGACAATTGTTGGGTAGTTACAGAGATTTCTTCTAAGAGTTGTTTGAAGCCTTCGTTGTTGAATAATACGTTAAAATTATTAAAATAAGTTTCAAGCTCTGGTGACATAGTATCTCTTATTATATTATATAGTTATATTATAACATATTTTTATGCATTTGTCAAGCATTTCTTGTAGTTTTTCTTCTACGTCCTGATGCTGTGACTGCATGTTGAATACGTTTTGGTCCTGTTTTACGACGTGCAGATGAAGCTTTTTCACCTTTAGTCATTTTAGCTGCGACAACTTTAGGACGACAAGAAGGATAGGGACGTTTAGACTTAGTAGCAGACTTACGCCCACAGGGTTTACCAGTCTTAACGTCTACCCATTCTTCTTTAAACCACTTCTTAAGGGCAGCGCCTTTCTTACTTTTTCTTACGGCCACTTTTGTTACCCCAGTTCTTAGCGCCGACTTTGCGGCATTTAGCTACAGCACCAGAAGCGTATGCAGAAGGCCAGACTTTGTATCTAGACTTAACCTTCTTTGCACATGCGTCGTTAGCTTTTTTAGTAGCCTTTCTTTTTGCCGCCACGTTTTTTCTTCCCTTTTTTATGAGGTTTACCACATGCCATAGTTAGCTCCTTACCATTTTTTACACGACCAATATCGTGCTGTTAGTTTACTAGGTGGATTTGTGTCACACTTGTGACGCGCTCTAAACGACTTTCGTCGCGCTGGTTGGTCTTTTTTGATAGTCATCTTGGCATCGCCAAAACGAATAGTTTTAGTCTTGTCACCTTCCTTGGCAACAACAACAAACTTTTTAGTCGGATGATTTGGCGTCCGCTTTGGTTTGTTGTACCCGCTTACCCCTGCTCGTGCTAGTTTTGGGTCCTTCGACTTTGGCATTACTGAGTTCCTCCACCTTGGCCTCTAGCTGGTCCAAACGCTGGAATGTTCCTTTGAAGTGGTTGTTCACTTGGTCCAGCAGGGACTGCATTTCTTTCTGCGTTATTAACATTTGTTTTACCTTCTATTGCTTTTTCTTTAAGGAGAGCATCAGCGACACGCATACGTCGTTCAAACTCTTTGTCTTCTTGATCACCTTCTTTAAGGTTTCGGGTGATAGCATTAATCTTATCAATCTCAAGTTCTTGAGGAACAGCCATAGCTTCTGCTGCCAACTTTTGCGCTCGTGCTTGTGACTCCTGAGCCTGAGCAGACAGTGCTGCTGTTTGTGACTGCTGGAACTGCATTTGCAACTGTTGTACTTGTTGTTGCATTTGTTGCGCTTCGGGGTTAGGTTGCATAGCTTTCTGCATAGCCGCAATAAGTTCTTCGCGGTTAGACAAGTTCATGTTGTCAATAATGCTTTGTATCAGTGTGTTGTACAACGGTGACTGTCGATCCATAGTTTGTAGTAGTTGTACAAGCTGAGTAACTTCATATTCACGAGCAATAATACCTAGCGTACTGCTTGCATTAAACTTGTAGTCAGCTACAGGATACGACTCAGGATCAAACTGCATGTAACGATAAGCAGCTTTCTTAACAAATGGAATTAGGAAAGACTGTTGGAAGTTAATCAGGGTGCGTTTGTGACGTTTAATAATAGCGCCAAGAGACATACTGATACCAGCGGCAGTAGCCTCGCCGTTAACACTACCAGCGATTCCTGCTGAGTCAACTGCTCCGGTTGCTTGCTGGACCATCTGTTGCAGTGCTCCTGCCTGAGCAAAAGTAATTTGGCTAACTTGACCAAAGTTGAAAGGTTGAAGTACTTCACGAGGATCTCCGTTGGTTAGAATCATCTTACCGGGACGTACTTCAGGTTTTGAACCACGGGGTAGACGAGTGGCGTCAATAGCCATCATAGGATGAATCGTAAGGCTTAATGCGTCGATACGAGCACGTAACTCAGTATCAAGTGCCTTCTGACTGTTATAACCTTTTTCACATACACCACGACCCCAGAACCTGCCGGGTACTACGTCCCAAGGGAATGCTACTACTGGACGGTCCTGCATCATGTAAGGGTTAGCTTCAGCCTTAAGTAGTATACCGCCGTTAGCAATCACTACAACGGCTTCTACGTACTTTGAAGTTTCCCCTGCCTCTAGTACCTCTTCAGAGTCATCGTCGCTTGTAGCGGAATCTAGAAGCTCTCGTGGCACTAAACCGTAGTACTTAGTCAAACGTACCTTGTCGTCGTTGTAAATGGTTAAGTCTTGATCAGGCTCCAAGTCAGTATCAGGAGCGGCAGAACCAACATACACGTCATTGTATACTCCTTGTTCTTGTAATAATTCTACTTGATGTCGGCTAACAAACTCATCTACAGCGACACCCATAGCATCATCAACAGAAGTAGCAACAGGATCAATTAGGAAGTTCTGAGGTAGTACAGGCTTAAGTTTTACTTTTACTCGTTCGGTAATGTTTACTCCTACTGCTTGTAAGTCTCCACCCATAACAGGTTGAGTAGCAGGAGCCATTTCCTTTTCTTCTTCTATTACAATCTCACCAATGCCTGTACCAAACACAGCCGCGTTAATAAGACATTCAGCAACGGACTTTCGTACCATTGTGTTTTCAAAGTCTTCTGTTAGTTTATTACGTAAAAACAATACGTCTTGTTTTTCTGTGTCACCTAAGTTATCACTAACGTCAAACCACTTACCTCTACCAAAGGTAGCTTCTTCTAGTTCTGCTACATTAGACTCAACTGCTTGCTGAAGTGCAGGAGAAATAATACGGGAACGCTCAGAGCTACGCTCACTGTCAGCAGGATCCCATTGACCACGCCATAGTCTATAATATTCTTCAAATCTGTTTTCATAATTACTTTCGTAAAAATCCCTCCAGTCTTCACATTTGTTTATAACCCAATCTTCTAGTGATTCTTGAATCATCAATGGGTCTTGTTCGTATAGTTCACTCATATCAGTATCCTGCTACAATATCTAAAATTTCAGGCTCATCAAAATCTAGTTGGTCAATACCATAAGGAACATTAGCTAACTGATCAACATATGCTAGTGCATCAACTAAATCATCATGAGTTAAAGGATCAGGAAACTGAAACAGTTGATCTAAGAATCGGCTATTCCATTCACCTTTGTTAAGTGTAATAAATCCGTTTTCAAATCGTCCTTGTAACGCCCACATTACCCTGTCTGTTTTCTTTTTATTTCCATGAGTCAGTTCTTCTACCCTAAAGAACATACCGTAACGCTTTTGCATGTCCATTAGAGGTGACATGACGGCTTGTTTAGCAATACCTCTCTCGATTCCCACCGACACGGGACGGTAATCTCTAACGGCCTGAAATATCTTAGCTGCTGTTTCGTCAAGTGTCCATCGACCGTATATGATATTGTCAACATACCAACCATGCTCACTGACCTTAACCACGGCAATCGCTGTTTCGTCAAGCTTAGAGTTCTTAGTTTTCTTTTTGTTGACTTCTTCGAATCCTGCCAAGTCAACTGCAATGTAGTAATCTCCTACTTCAGGTTCTTCGTCGCTAAAAGATACCCAGTCCTCTTTAAACATTTCTGACCCACGAGCTTCAAACGACGCCATAAATTCTTGACGAAACGCATAAGAAGACATAGACCTTTTTGCAATATCAATTTCAGACGAATCCAATAAGGGGTTATCGTACGACGTAAAGTGCCAAGCTTTGTACGTAGGGTCGTCATCCAGTTCTGCATATTTGTATAACTCATAAAAGTGATTCCTTCCCATAGGTGTACCGATAAACATAGCACACCCTTTTTGGTCAGCCAAAGCAGGTCTAAGGATCTGCTCAAACACCTCTGGCTTCATGTCAGCATACTCGTCCATGACTAGGAACTTAAGGCTAACACCACGCATTGTTTCTGGTCTATCAGCACCTTTTAGGCTAATCGTAGCACCATTGACAAGCTTAATTTGCAAATTATTAATGTGACTACCGCTAATAACAGGATGCCCCAGTTCCAAGAGGGTAGACCACATGATGTCTCTGGCTTGTCCCTGAGTAGGTGCGACGTAAAATACATGTCCTTTGTCCGCCTGTAGTGCGTTTACTATTAACATCCATGCTGCTAATCTAGACTTACCTGTACGTCGCCCAGCAGCTACTATTTTAAATCTTGTGTCGTCTGCCCAGACCTCTTGTTGCCAAGGCAGTAATTCTATATTAAGGTCCGTCAAAAGTTCAACCTAGGTGTTGCTGGTATTAATTCAAAAGAAATAATACTAACAAACGTAGAAGCAGCTTCTGGAGTAAGACTTAAGGTGTCTCCTTCTTTTGCTACAAGGAACTCACCGTACTGACCACCGAACTCTAGAAAGTCTCCAGAACCTACGTTTTTACCTGCTAGAAAGTCAATGTCTACACCACTGTGTACCCACTTAGCACTAAGACTTTTACTACTACCTGTAGTGTTAGAGATAAACAAGTACGTAACAATAGCATCATAGCCCGCAGGAACGTCCAAAATAGTATTGGAGGAACCCGCAGTCAATGCATCACCATGAGAAAACTTCATATTAATATGTCCACATAACAGGTGTTGTGCCACGGGTATCAACGTGGACAAAGTCAGAAGCAACGCCTATGCCTGTAAATCCTAGCTCTAAAGCAGCATAGACAATCTTAAGGCGATCAGCGGCATTTGTTATTTTTATGTCTGCCGCTATGCCTTGGGCATGAGTACCGGGAACGTCTTTCTTTTTTTCTATAGGGTGCATCGTAGGATGTCTGTACCCACTAGTAATAACAAAAGGAAATCCACACCATGCCCTTAACTTATCTAGCTTTTTTAAAAAGTCCATCTCCATGTTGTTAGTACCGGAAACCTGACAATCAAACTCTTCACGTGTAAAGTAATTAAGAGTCATCTTCTACTACTTCTCCTTCGATTATTGTAGGCTCAGGTACGTTAGTTTCTACTGCACCAACACCGCTAATGTTAATTTGAATGGCGTTTCTACCACCATCTTTAACAATATCCTTTTCAAACGCTGCAACGGGCAGTATTCTATCCATAACAAGCTTCCATGCAGCTGCTTGATTTTTATGGTCATGGTCAAGAGCCGCTTCAAATATCGTATCAAGCACTTTTCTTGATTTTGGAGACGCTAACATGCGTGCTTTGTATTCGTTGATAACGGCAGCGTCACCCTTCGGGCGACCAACAGAATTACGATTACCTTTTTTAACAGATGTAACATCCGTCTTACGTGGTCTTCCACGTTTTCGTTTAGGGGTAACAGTTTTGTCAGTCATATAAGCTCTCTTATAAGACTCTCATAAGACTCCTTATAAGTTATATATTAAATAATTATCTTATAAACTTTATCTTATACAGCGCGGTAAAGAGTCTTTAAAGAGTATTTCTATACTATACATCTTATTGTATCATATTTTTAAAGATTTGTCAAGCATTATTTTTAATAAAACTACACTGTCCTTTAAACTGTACCAGCGCGGTCCAGATTCTGCACCGCTTAAGCCTTTGATTTATATGTTGTTTCTTGTTAGATAACTAGGCGTTATTTAAGGTTCAATTTTGATCTTTTTTGTGTCTGATGAGTACCCACCGCCGACACGTTGCAGATATCCCCGCCCCCGCACCAAAACAGTGCAGACTTTTGCAGATTGCAACGCAAGATACAACGCAGATTGCAAGGCAGATTGCAACGCAGATCTAGAAAGATGAGGTGAGAGTGTCTAGGTAGGACCACCACAGACCAACTCAGAACCTCAACAGTATTCATCGCGTGAATGGTTTTGCATTTCAGTATTTCCAAAGAATGTGAAATAGTACCAGAAATAGCCTTGATATTTATCTTGCAAGCCTCAGAATAGGTATCAACAAATAACGCAACGGAGAAACAAGACATGGCAACAATCGCAAAGCTGGTAGACAACTACGCAAAGCACATGACGCTGACAGGGGATGCTTACTTAAAGTACAAAAACAGTAAAGGATACGAAGAACAGAGAGACTACAACAACGCGCTTTATAGGTTGCAAGTAGTAGCGTTTGCTTTACATGATCTTGGCATCGATGTTAGAACATTTGAGAAATTTGAAGAGAAGCACTAAACCCACTGACGAGCTTGTGAGATTCAAGCGAAACGCCGCGAGGCGTCTGGGTAAACAACGGAGACATTGACATGACATACGAAGAAGCGATGGAAGGTTACGACGTATCAGCAAAGCAAGCCAAGGCGGAGGTGTTAGCGCATGGCGTAGACTGGGAAGAATTTGTTGAAGAGGTAGGAAGCAAATCAGTTTACAAATCAAACGAAGTTTTAGAATGGTTGGGTTACTAAGGGAGAGATAGACATGAGCTACAGAGTAAACAGCAAACACATTGAATGCGCGTTAGATTATCTTAACGATTGCATAGGCAAGAAAGACGGAGAGCTAGGTTGTATCAGAACATACGGCAACCAAGTTGTGCAGCTTGTTACAGAAGGTGGAGGCATTCGAGTGTTGGCGTACACATCAACGAAGCGCGAAGCATACGACGCAATACAAGCGATGACTAACTTTCACAGATACACGCAAGAGGTGACAGCATGAACAACGAAGAAACGCAGACATTCAACGATGACAGCTTTGAAGAGTGGCTCAAGACTTGTCCAATACCTGACGCAGAGTTTGTACTTGACACTGACAACTACGGCTTCAGGGCTTTCGTAACCTTTGTAATCGAAGAAGAGGAGTGCTTCTAATGAACCCTACATTACTTGACATTGCAATTTTGTTTAGCTTTGTGCCAGTCTGGGCTGGCCTTTGCTGGGCTTACGAGAGCTGGACAGACCCACGCAACCGACGACGACGCAAGCGCAAGGCACGTTACAAGAAGCGTATGAAAGAACTGGAGAGACGAGGGAGGTTATTGAAATGAGGATCACAACAGCGCACAGATACTACAACGGACCAGCAAACGTAGGTAACAACGGGATAGTCATCGAGACAGGCAGGTACTTGATTGATGTCTACTTTGCAGGTACCTTTAGACTATCAACGGCGTACATTCCAGCCGATGAGTTTAGCGGAGAGAGTTACATCGCATGGCTGGGATGGTTACACATTGAGATAACAGGACAGGAAATATTGGAGGCATAAATGGGATATCCGAAAAATCGTGAAGTAGCTAAAGCACTGCAAAAGACGCTAGAAGAAGCGCGATCAAGATATATCAAGCGGCGTTTAAACACACTGATAATGTATTCAGGAGGGTTAGACAGCGCTGCTATGTTAGCAAGCGTCTTGAGAGAAACAGATCACAGGGTGCATGTTCATCACATTAAGATTATTAACTTTGAAGAGAGGGACATAGTAGAAGATATTGCAGTTAATACTACGCTAGATTACATACGCGAACACTACAGGGACTTTGATTATTCAACATCAAGCAACGAGTTTATGTTGGGCAAGGGAGGCGGAACAGATTTACAGCTTCAGATGTTTACAGCAGGACGTGTCAACAGCGCGTTAGGCGGACAGCTTGATCATGTCTTTACCGGACATCAGTTCCCTAGATTTTCTGTTCTGAGTGAGGGAGCTGTATTATTCAACGCTATGTTTGCAGAGCGTACCAAAAAACCAGAATGGTTAAGGCCATTGTCTAAAGTTAAGAAGATAGACGTATACGAATCCGTACCACCAGCACTAGCAAGGCTCACATGGTCTTGTAGAAAACCAGTAAAGAGCGGTAATCAATTCATACCTTGTGGTAAATGTCACTCGTGTCTGAGTTGGGATACGTTACCGATGAAACACAGAGTCACAACGTTGGAGGCATAGGTGGGACGCAAACATAACGTAGTGATTGAGGTAAGGGATTACTACATGTCACAGGCAGAGGTAGCAAAAGCGTTAGGCTTGACCAGAGCAGAAGTGCAGCAGGCAGAAACAAGGGGTTTGCAAAAGCTAAAGCGATCCGGCAAGCTTGATAGATTCTTAGGAGCAAAGGAGTAAGACATGACATATCAAAAGTTAATTGAAACATTGTTACGTATGGACGATCGTTATTTAAAACAGCAGGTTTGTTATAGCAAAGGTGAAGACGACCTACAGCTTATCAACGCAGTAAAGGTAACGCACTTTACATACCACGTAAACGATGTAACCATGCCTGAAGAAGGCCATTTTGTTTTAACGTTTGACTAGGAGGAATGATGCACATGATTGGTGTTAATACATTATATACCGTAGAGTTATATGACGATGTTTGGTCGCAGGTTTGGTCGATAGATTGTATTGATCAAGCGAAGGACTACGTTTATTCAAAGCGTGACAATGGTAAACGATATCGAATTGTCAAGCACACAACGGAGGTGATTTATGAGCGGTAGAGAAAGCTGGGAAATATGGGCTGATGATTATCAAGATTACTGGGAAGCGCGAGGCAATTACGCGGAAGAGTTTGAGAAAGATGACATCGAAGAATATAAACGCTTGCGCGATGAAGAAGAGTGATGTTAGACTCTATGCAGAAAGCATATAAGACTATCTTAAATTTATTATCTTATAAGGTATTAAACCTATGAGTATCTCTAAAGAGCAGAAAATAATTGAACTTGTTGAACGCCAGTTGGACTTGTTAACTGTTACGGAAGCGCTGAACATTGCAGGGGGATTCTTTACCGATCTGTTAGAGTCAATGGACGACGGCGAGATTGATGAACTGTACAGCGACATGGGAGCAGGACGTAATGGGCTTCACTAAAACACACCAACCATGTCCTGACTGTGACAGCAGTGACGGGTTAGCGTACAACGAAGACGGCTCAAGCAAGTGTTTTGTTTGTGATACGTACACACCAGCCGCAACGAGGGACAACGTGAGAGAGTTAGGATCTATCAGCGATGCACCCAAGCCATCGTTTAGTCAGACAGAACACCGTTTAATTACAGCGGAGTACCGTTCAATAACTGACCGTCTCATTACAGGAACAACGGCGAAGAAGTACGCAGCACTCAAGCAGGGTGACGTTACAACATTCGGTTACTTCAACCCTGATGATCCAACAAAGCCAGTAGCGGCGAAGGTACGCAACCCTGACAAGCGCTTCAGTATCGTTGGTGATTGGAAGCAGGCAGGGCTGTATGGCCAGCACTTGTTTCCTGAAGGAGGCAAATACGTCACCGTTGTTGAGGGTGAGTATGATGCGTTAGCGGCTCACCAAATGACAGGTTCAAAGTTTCCCGTTGTCAGCGTCCGTAACGGTGCAACGTCGGCGGCAAAGGACTGTCGCCTTTTTTATGATTGGCTGAACAGTTTCGAGAACGTTGTGATTTGTTTCGATGCTGATGAGCCGGGACAGAAGGCAGCGAAGGAGTGTGCTGATCTGTTCGGTAACAAGGCAAGGATTGTTAAGCACGTCAACGGCTACAAGGATGCGTGTGATTATCTTGTTAACAATCAGTCAGAGCTATACACCAAAGCGTGGTGGTCTGCTCAGCCTTACACACCTGAAGGTATCGTTGGTGCTGGTGAGCTACGCGATCTGATCAAGAAACCACTAGCTAAGGCGAAGGTACAGTATCCTTTTGAAGGACTGAACAAACACCTGTACGGCATACGCACGTCTGAACTGGTTACTATTTGTGCAGGCTCTGGACTGGGCAAGTCAACACTGCTGCGTGAGATAGTCAGTTCCATTATGGCACAGTCTGAAGATAACCTTGGGTTGATGTTCCTTGAGGAGACACCTGAGCGTACCA